GTGCATGTGACACTCCTCGGTACTTGAAGTAATGGACCAACACAGCGTTGGCCATCGCGAATTCGGTGCGCGCTCCCCGCGTCTGGCGCTGCCGTCTAATGCAAGGACGACGTTACCCTTGGTTCCCCCGAACCCGGCCAAGGGATCGTACCCTGAGGGTCTAGGACTTGTGAACCGCTCCCCGCGCTTGGCGGTCACAGGTAAAGCGAGAGCGCCGTTACTCCCGACTCAATCGAGCCCGGTCGGTGAAACGTATAGCAAGGGCGTCCACAAAAACAGTACGGTTGCTCGCCGTCGGATAGAATTTAGAGAGCACAAAGGTCATGCCGGTCACGATTTCAATGAGGAGGAAGAGGATGACATTGTTATCTACGACGACTCTGGAATTAAACCCCGGTGTGACCCCCAAATATACCACCAACAACCCGAGATCATGGACGATCACAGAAACTTGGCGATAATTGAGGCTGTAAGACGGGCTGGTCTTGATAGAACCCGCCCGATCGTACCCCCACTGTGTTCAAGTGGTGATGTCACCGGCCCGATACATGCAATTGCTCTGGTCGCTGACGAAGTTGACGGCGCACACTTGTGTCCGGAAATGGACGCCCACGTATCTCTAGACGATACTCATGATAGCCTTGAGTGGAACCAGGCACGTGTAGATGAGTATACAGCCCAGGTAGATGCACACATAGATGACCTCATAGCCGCGGAGGCGGACAGCGCGCTGCCGCCTCGTGAGGATAGTGAGGCTCTGGGTCTGCGAGCTGCCAGATGGGCATTACTAGCCGCCAACTGTGAGGTGGGATCCTTGGCTAACCGCAGGGTTCCCGAACCTACAGAGAAATGGTGCCTAGAATTTATATCCCGACCACCACCACCGGATAGGGTATCACAGAAGGTCACCAGTGAGAAGGGGCCCGATGGGATAACCAAAAAGAGTTTCACGAGATCCAAGACGTCCCACATGGCCGTCCGTGCCATGGCGGTGGCCCGGGAGATCTGGCGCGATGATAAGCGTACGCGCTGTTTCTTCGCTACGGTGTCCCGTGGCAACCGGCCCTGGTATGGTGCTGTGGCGCGATGTCTGCGGAAACTGGAAAAACTCGAGAAAAGACATGCTTCTGACTCTCGAGTACTCCGCGATTTAGTAGGTTACTTCTCAGCCTTAAAAGAAGACTATGTGGAGGATTCGACCGGAAAGGACGAACATCGCCACTTGACGGATGCCCCCGCCCATGCTCCCGCAGCCAGTTTGGCTGAACAGGTCTCTCGCTTGTTCAGCTCTGCGAAAATCGCAGCCGACTTGCGCGACAGGGGTTGTTGCTCCGTTTGTGCGATAGAGCGCCTCATACGTGAGAAGCTTCCACCTAATTACCAAGATCTAGTCGCACGGCTCCCCGGCAGCGGAGCTAAAGTGCTTAAGGCAGATGCGGATAGGCACAACAAAGAGATGCACACCTTAAACGGTAACATCGTTCTGGACTTGAACCTTCCGTACACTGACCAATGGGAAGCTGTGATGAATCAGGCCGTTGAGCTCTCTCAGGCAACCTCTTTCCCTGAGACCTCACGCCAGTCTGAGACTAGGCTCTTACGACTGGAGCGTTCCTTTGATTCAACATCCACCTCCCAAGCAGAGATGCGAGTTGTTACGCTGCCCGATGACGCCGGCACCCTACATAGCGTGCTCGGACTCATTGGCAGTGTCTCAGAACGTGACGAAGGGAGCCCTGATCAATCGGCTGATATCGACCCCTCTCCTAACGGCGACGATCTGTCCGTAGAGGCGGCCGATAGCTCACCTACATCTTTGGATCAGGTTTTGTCTCCTGAGTCTAGTGGACGTCCGACCATCGCTCGCTGGATTCACAGGCTGTTGTCTCGCCGTATACAACAGCCACCTGGACCGGGACGGGACGGACCTCTTACTTCTGAAAGACCCATAGAAATCGATCATAATGTGCGGATCTCAGAACCCACATACCTCGGAGTAAGGTGCGAAATGCTCCACACAGCTAGTGCCGGCCTACTAACACCAACTGCCGAAGGTACCACCATTGCGGGTGAGTATATGGCTGGTATCGAACCTAGAGGATCTATCCTCAATGATCGAAACGCCAGAAATGTGCTTATCCCGCTTGCTGGATTGCCTCGGCTAGCCCTGGCTGCTGACACTATGGAGGTCCCCGGTGTGGATCTCACACCGCTGGCTCTGCGTGCAGTTCTTTATGACATGCAGTTCTCGGTAGATCTGACTCATCCCACCGGTCAAACCTGGGCTCCTCCAAAAAGAAGCGTCCCTAAGGACGGATGGGTACCCAGCCCTAACAACGAATGGGGATTCCGATATGTAACGGTGTCGGCGAGGTATCTCGATCAGAACGTTATTGCTAATGGTCTTAGATTAGACGTTGGTGACGGCGATTACTGGGACTTATCCTCCCCCTCAACCGTTCTAATATCCCTCTATGCCCCTAAATTGGGAGGTGATACGGCCGTAGCGGCGTGGATTCTCACCCACCTCGACTACCCCCTCGCCTCCTCTTGGGAAAGATGGAACATTTTTCAGGTAGACAACTCCGTCGGGTATGTATTCTTAAAGAACGCAGGACTCGTCCGAGTACCGAATTCTGCCCGTAACATCGTGTTTGTTACCACCGATGCCGACCCCTACGTCTGGAATGATGTCCAGAGGGCATCGGTCCCTGATTACAGAGGCAATTGCCCTGTTCTCACACCGCGTCCTTTTGACCGGATTCTCTGGCGTATGATCGAAAGCATGCGTTCAGGTGACTTTTCTGTTTCACGCGCCCTACGTCTCACCTTCTCTAGGATTGGGGCGTCGGGTTTCCCTTGGGACAGGGTCAACCGCCTTGCCGCCTTACTGACCGTTCGTTTTCCACCTAAACCCGAAATTTCCACCGCGGGAGCTGAGCGTAGAGTCCGCAACATGCCTCGTGCATTAGCTGATCTCTACGGTATTCCATCAGGTACTTCCTTGCCGTGGTTCGGACACAACGCGACAGTAAATGCTCTCGATCAACCCCCCCTTAGCTGGCAACACGCATGTGCTTATCCTGTTATCGTTACGGGAAATTGGAGTGCATCCGCTGAGCTGCTAGTGGGCATGGGATGGCGATCTGTCGTCTATCCCAACAGTCAGTCGACTGTTATCCCTCTGGCCAACACCCTCCGCTTATCTAGATTGATACGCCGAGGCTTTGAGGCTTGGAAGGACTCTTGTGGTCTGAGAGACGAGTTGATATACATGCCCCCAACCTCACCCTGGTGGGAGTTCCAAAGGGCCTATATGCATGGATATGGACAGACGCCTCCTCTCTCGGATCTCGTCTCGGATGCCTTAGACCTTGACATCCAACTCCGGTGGGATAACTCCCTCGCCCGCTACCGAACGACATCTGGACGACGTTTGGGGGCTGGAGCCTATGCTACTACGGACGACATTTGTGCCCCGTCCCAACCTTCTACCGAATATACATATAGGATTGTATACGAGGAGAGTTGGTGTACCGGTCATCAAACTGCAACGAACCCACAACCATCATACGCCGCTGGTTCGTATATCCGTTACCTTAACCACATCGGTGGCGAGGGTATCCGATATGAAAAATGGCATTCACATTCACAATTCGACAAAGCGGTCTTCGGCCGTCTCCTCTCGACTGTTGATTGTGAAATCTATAATCTGGCAGGGTGGTCCAGACTTCACTATACCACCCCCGAAATCCTCCTTACTGTTGGGTGGGGCGCCCCCCAAGCGGTTAGGGACTGGACGTCACGTTCTCCCGTCACCGCCGTGGTTAGCAACACTCAGTGGGAAGAGAGATGCGGTAATGTAGTTACTGCGGCATTCATGCGTCTGGTCAAGGATAACAGACTAGCTTCTGTTGTTCCTGCCCAACAGTCGCTGATGCCTCAGGATTTTTGCCCAGTCATAAGATCCGCGACTGGCAGTGTCGACGCGATGTCGGATCGGGACTCTGGGACTGGGTTGACAACACCTCAGGCACCAAGTCCTACCTTAGGGCAGTCCTCCCACCATCTGGACGAACCTCCGGCAGAACACCCAGCCGGGGATGGTCAGAACCCATAGAGGTTCTCCCCGAGCCTTGCTGGAACTTAGATCTGTTCTGCAAGGCTCTACGCCAACGGTTTAAACCCAGTTGCGGTTGCTCGAAGCCGGGAACCGGATTGGAGTTTGATGAGTTCAACAAGCCTCTCCGCCGTTACTACACACCTAAGTCTCACCCTAAGTGTCCTGGTTGCGTACTTGGACCTGGGGCACTTGAAGAACTTGTCCATATGTTGGCTCGTTCTGTCGATTCCTCCTACCCCGTGGAGTGGTATGACTTCTTACAGAGGAACTTTACCTGGTGTCAACACGACTTCAGGGCGTTCTTCAAAGTCGTCACTGCTCTCCTTAAGGTCGGGGGGCCCAGAGTGCATGAGCATTGGGAACATTTGTGTTACTGGGAACTGGCGATTGGATACTCACCTTACAAGACCATCACGGACTTCCTCCCTGAGGTACAGTCCTGGCTCGGAACACCTAGAGCTAATGGTGAGATCATCGGAGAAGATAACTATTGTGCAATGTTATACCAGGCTGCCGTCAGCATACTTCGTGAACATTGGAGACAGCCCACCAAACTGCCTACGATTGGGCAGTGGGTTTCTAATGGCGATTGGATGCTCGGACAGGCTGGCACCGGCCCACAGGGTAGGGTCACAGTAGATCATGTGATACGGAATACTCGCAGGAAGCGTGCCGTTGACGCGGCTGCCCTGTCGGATGACCAAATTGCTACAGAGTTGGTATGTCCAGCTCCTGACATCTTAGAGGTCATCCAGAAGAGTGAGGGGGGCAAGGTCCGGCCAGTGGTGAAGGCGGGCAATGCAGTCAATAGAAAAATGGCTTATCTCTCTACTTCCGTAGAGGAAGGCCTGAAGGGCGCAACATTCTCGCCCATCTTCTCTGAAGAGGCAGCACAGGTGATAGATCAGCGGTTAATGGCCGCGGCTTGCGTTGGGAACGAGTGGTTTGTCCCTCTTGATCAGTCTAACTTCGACCAGAACCAGTCGAAGCGTACTGTGATGGTTGTACTCCGCGCTATCCTCGACGTTTGCTGTCGCCACCCGAACCTATCATCAGTTGCGAACGCTCTGTGGTTATCGCTGTGTGCCGGAGCGGAAGTCCGGTGCGGACCTCATCGCTTTCCGTGGTTACATGGTATGCCATCTGGGTGGAGGTGGACCGCTCTCCTAGATACTATGCTGAATATGGCCTCCTTCAAGGTTATAGCCCAGATTGTTTCTATCAGATCAGGTACACAAGTTCGATATTCGAACCTTGCTCTGCAGGGGGATGATGTGATCTTCACTCTCCCAACCCTCAAGCATGTCCCTCAGATTATATCAACGTACACGGATTTGGGATATGAGATAAACGCACAGAAGACATTCCTCTCCCGCTATCGCGGTGAATTTCTACGGAGGCTATACACTCCGGACGGTATATACGGCTATCTCTCTCGTACTTTTCTCAGCATACGTTTCCGCAACCCCATAACCAACCTTCCGCGTACTACTGACCTACGCGTCCGCTCTAGGGTGGGCAACTGGCAGCTGGTACTATTGAGGGGAGGTAAGGCGGTCCCGGTATCCGCTATGCTATTAGAGGATTGTGTACAGGCCGGATGTCCGCGCCAGCTGGCGGCTGACTTCTTAGTCACCCCGGCTGCCGTGGGGGGGGTTGGAGTATCCCTGGACTACCCACTGGGCGCCAACTTGGCTCTCCAGGGCACTGGTCGGTGGATCTCACCCTACCTGAAGGTCACTGAGAGAGGATCGGTGAAGCCGCATTTGGGAAAATGGTTGGCGAGATTAGCACACCTGGGGTTAGACCAGGGTTCCATCCGTGGGGACATAGACGCTCTCATCGCTGAATCGTGGGGTGTAAATGAATCTCTGATAAGGCGAAAGCTTTCCTTGACGTGGAGGGTTATCCCCCGTCTTAAGGCTGTAGCCCCTAGCGGAATTCATCCTCCCATGCCACGTGTTGAGACTCTGTGGAAGATGGATGGGATCCCCAAGGTCTTACGTGGGTTAGTGCAGCGTATGGATGCTCGTAGAGTATCTTGGACGCATTTAGAGGGATGGGCACGCGCGCTCATTCCTAGTTGGCAAAAACGTATGTCTTCTCAGGTGTTCGCCAACTACATCCTAGGGGCATACACTCCACCTATTCCAGTATTAGATCATGCCTTACCAAAGTATCTACTCCCATACTCTTCGGACGCGAGTTGGATGCTTCGTAAGGTACTGGCGAACCGGGGCTCCACGACCTTGGGGGTAATGGGTGGCGCCTTGTGGATCGAACAGTGGCTGACGGACCAAATGCGTCACTCAGTCGGTAAGATCTACGGAGCGTAATAGTGGGACCAGACGGGGAGGTACCAAGGGACCTCCCTGCTTTTTTTCTGAAGGTGCAACGGGCTAAC